GGTATTGAAGGCTTTTAAGCAGTCTGGGATTGTCGGCGGGTTGGTTTTGCAGCCGACGGCGGAGATGCTGATTGCAGGCGCGGCGAAGTATGACGAGATTAGGGGCTCAACGGGGCAGATTGGGTCCACGGCGGCGGTTAGGCGGATATACGATGCGATGGTGAGTTCGACGTGATCGAGCTGTCGTATGAGCCGGACGGGGCGACGTTAACTAATTTTTTATTCGATGCTTCCCGGGTGAGGTTGATCCAGGGGCCTAGAGGTTCGGGGAAGTCCAATCTTTGCTGCTACACGCTCTTGCATGAGGCGTTACAGCAGCCGAAGGGTTTCGACGGGGTTCGGAGATCGAGGACGTATGTCATTCGTCGGACGTTCGACGAGTTGAAACGAACTACGGTTAAGACTTGGTTGCAGAATTTCCCGGAAGACAAGTTCGGTCGGTTCATTTGGTCCCGACCCTTCGAGCATCATATCCGGGTGGGGGATTTGGATTGGGAGGTAATTTTTTTATCCCTGGACGACCCCTCGGATTTGCAGAAATTGAAGTCGGCGGAAATCTCTTCTGCGTGGGTTAACGAGTTCGCGGAGATTTCCCGGGATGTCTTGGACGATCTTGAACCCTGCCTCGGTCGTTATCCCGACAAGAAAATGATGGATGGGGGCTGTCGTAGACCCTTCTTGATCGCGGATACGAACCCCGGCTCGGAACTGCACTGGTTTTCCGTCATGTCCGGTCAATCCGCCGTGCCTTCCGGTACGACCGAGGACAAACGGAGAGTCTACACCAAACCCCCTACTTGGTCGATTTTCATTCAACCCCCCGGGATGTTCGAACAATTCGATTCCGATGGGAAGGTAACCGGGTACATCACCAATCCGAAGGCGGAAAATCTCAAATGGCTGCCGAGGGGTTATTACGAAAACATGGTCCACGGCAAGCAGCGGTCGTGGGTTCGGAGGAATTGCTGTAATAAGCCCGCCTCCGAGGAAGCCGGGTCGCCTGTCTGGCCTGAGTTTCAGGAACACATCCACGTTGCTGCCAAGCCTCTACAGGCTATCGAAGGCCATACCCTAATGATCGGGGTTGACTTCGGTAGAACTCCCGCTGCGGTTATTGCCCAACGTGTCTTTGATCGCTGGCGAATCCTTAACGAACTCACGGCCCAGGATTGCGGGGCGAGGGAATTCGCCCGGAGACTGAAACGATTAATTGCCGAGGAATACCCTGGATTCAGTTTCAAGGCCTGGGGCGATCCCGCTGGTGAACATTTAGCCGAAGCCGACGACATATCACCCATGCTCATGTTCCGTGCCGAGGGTGTGCAAATATATCCTGCCGGCACGAACGATCCCGTCGTCAGGACAGGTGCGGTTCGGGAAGTGCTGACAAGATTAGTAGATGCGGTCCCTCAATTTTCCCTCTCCCCATCCTGTGTTTTTCTCAAAGCCTCGATGTCCGGCGGTTATATGTACCCGGAACGCAAGGGCTCCGAGGTCATCTCTCCATTGAAAAACCAACACTCCCACATCGCAGATGCCCTTCAATACCTGATGATCGGCGGGGGTGAGGGCAGGGCGCTTTTGTCTAAAGGCGGGCCTCCAATGAAGGTCCGTACAATGCCGAAACCCAAGGGCATATTCCAACGCTATGCGAGGCGTAGATAACCCCGTCCTGTGCGGGTTTCATCGGTTTGAACGACTATAATCGAAACGAAAGGATTCCGCATGGGTTCATTTCTCGGCGCACCGAAGCCCCCACCCCAACAGGACAATTCCGCCATCATCGCCGCCCAACAGGCTGCGGAAGCAAAGGCGAAGAAAGAGGCCGACGACCTGAAAGCCAAGCAGGAAGAGGAAGAGCGCGCCTTCCGTACCGGACGAAGGGGCAGGCGTTCCCTTCTGGGTGTGGGTGGCGAAACCGGTTTCGGCTCGATCCTCGGCGGATAAATGGCCGACTACGGCAATCCTCAAACCGACGACGCGGAACTCAAACCCTTTCTGCGTAGGTACAAGCGCGCTTGCGAACGTCGTAAACTGAACGATACCATCATCGACGAGTGCTACGAATATGCCCTTCCGTTAAGGGAGCGTCCGTATTCCTCGAAGGACGACGGCGTTCCAGACCTAGATCGTCTCTTCGATTCTACCGCCCCCTCCGCTTTGCAAGACCTCGCCAGTCAGATGCTGGACGATGCATGGCCTGTCGATGCCAAACCCTTTGAACTCACGGCAGGACCGGAAATCCCCGAAGATCAACGGGATGAGTTGAACCGCAACCTCGCGGAGGTAACCGACGACATCATTACCACGGTCAACAATTCCAATTTCCGAAACGAGGCCCACGAATCCTTGATGGATTGGGCTATCGGAACAGGGTGTCTCCTTGCCGACGAAGGGGATTCAACCGAACCCGTAAGGTTTCGCGCGTCCGCGTTGACGGCAAACTATTTCGACACCGGCCCCTATGGGGATATCGATGCTCTATTCCGCCCGAAAAAGATAAAGGCCGGGAACCTGAAAACCGTTTTCGAGAACGGGAAATTCAGCAAGGAAATCGAGGACTGCATTCGGGAAAACCCGGATAAGGAAATCGAGGTCGTCGAATCCGCCATGCGGGATTGGAGCAAGAAAGGCTCCGAGGTCTGGAATACCTGTGCTTTCATGGCGAAGGAGGGCCAGGGCGGGCAGAAGATTCAATTCAGCACCGCAAAAGGAGAGGGCTCGAAACCCTTCCTCGATTTCTCGTTCACCCGTGTACCCGGTGAAATCATCGGCCGTGGTCCGGTGATGACCGCATTACCGGATATCAAAACCCTCAACTTGGTCAAACAACTCGTTCTGGAAAACGCCGATCTTGCCATTGCGGGAATCTGGCAGGCGCCGGATGACGGGGTGTTGAACTTCGACACCGTGCGGATCGAACCTCGCACCTTGATCCCGAAGGCTCCGGGGTCTGAAGGCATTACAAGGTTGGATATGGGAACGTCGGGATTCGATGTTTCCCAACTGGTCATTGCCGAACTTCAACAGCAGATCAACAAAATCCTGTTTGCGAACGATTTGGGGCCGACCAACAAAACCCCGATGTCGGCAACCGAGGTATTGGAGCGCGCTGCTATTCGTGCCCGGAGGTTCGCCGGTCCCTATAACCGCGTCCTCACTGAATTGCTGTTCCCGGTCGTTCGGAGGGTGGCCTATATCCGTCAGAAACAGGGCGCGTTCAAACTTCCGAAGATCGACGGCAAGACAATCAAGATCAAACCACTCGCTCCGATTACCCGCGCCCAGGCACAAGACGACATCCTTCGTCACGTCCGCTTGATCGAATTGCTGAACGGAACCGTTGGACCTCAGCAAACCGCCATCACAATCGACGCGGAAGAATTCTCCCGCTACCTCGCCCGCAAATTCTCTGCCGAACCGAAAGTCGTTCGGTCGAAGGTGGAGGCCCAACAACTTCAACAGGCCATCGCCGCGATGCAGGCCCTGGCCGCTTCTCAAGGAACGCCGCCCGGCCAATGAACTACGAACTAAACTTGGACGGCTACGCTGTCGTCAAGAACGCCATTCCCATGGATTGTCTAACAGGGTTATGGCTTTACGCCCGCGATCTCCTAAATATCCATTCCGGGTCCAACAGGGTCGATATCCTGAAGGCGATGGAGGAATTGGAAGCGGCCGACAAGAAGGCGTTTTATCGCTTTTGCAAGGAACTTCCCGAAACGCTCCCGGGAAAGAAAATCGCCGCGCTTCCAAAACTGTTGATGATCGCAACATGGGAAATCGAGGGCCCGGTGTACAACGCCGATTGCTCGGTATTCTTCAACAAAAAAGGCGTCGATCGGCTTCAATGCGATTGGCATTCCGAGGCGGATTACTTCGTCAATGGAAACGCGATCACTCTTTGGTTCCCCTGGCTGCATGAGGTCAATGAGGAAAACGGTACCATGATTATGACCAGGGGAAGCCACCTAAAGGAATTACATGAAACGAGGGAAGCCGTGCCGAACGGGTTAACTCAAATGCGGATACCGGAATCCGATTTGACCGAGTTCGAGAAAGTGCCGATGAATCTCAGGCTTGGTGACGCGGTATTGTTTCTCCGAAAGACGGTTCACCGAACCGGGGAGAACAAATCCGGTCATCCCAGGACATCGATTGTCGTCAGGTACACGGACAAAACCGGGAAATTCAATGACGGGTGGCAACGTGAACGTCACTAAACGGGTCACGGAAAAGATCGCCAACGCTCGGGGCCGCACTCTCGGCGCCGACGGGATCGAACGATCCATCGTCGAAGAAACCGAGTTGAACACGCTCGCCGCCCAGGTATTTCGGGAACCCAATGCAAAACTGTTCCTGTCCTACCTGAAGTCCATAACCATCAACAACCTTCAGGGATCGGGGGTTTCGGATAACGAACTCCGGCACATCGAAGGTCAACGCTACATCGTCGCTTTAATGGAACGGAGAATCGAAAATGGCAGACGAAGCGCCTAACCCGGCCCCCTCGGGGACACCCGCAGAAGGCACTCCAAATCCTGCACCCGTACAATCGGTAAAACCCGATTGGGCGCCGGACAAATTCTGGAACACGGAAAAGAACGAAGTAGACGTTCAAACCATGGCCCTGTCGTATCAGGATTTGTCCACTCGGTTCGCGAAGGGGAAAGAAGCCCTCAAGCCGGAAATCGAGAAGGAAATCTTCGCCAACCGACCGGAATCCCCGGATGCCTATACTGTGGAGATGCCAAAGGAAGGCCCCCTTCTGGAACGGCTGTCCAAGAGCAACCTTGTGATTACCGACAAGGTTCCCGAAACCCAGGAAGAGGGGAAGTATTACTACATATTCGACAAGCAGGGTCCGGTCTGGAATCTCGGCAAAACCCTGGCTCACAAAGCCGGGCTGTCGAACGATCAATTTTTGGAAATCGCCACGGCCTACGCCGAAGCGGAATTGGGGAAAACCACCGCCCAACGCGAAACCTTTACCAAGCAGATGGCCGAAGATCGCAAGGTTCTTGGCGACGACGCGGACAAGCGTATCGACTTCCTGAAGGGCAAGGTCCAGGCCCTGATCGGCTCGGATGGTGTCAAGGCCCTGGATATTGACTACATGACCTCCAAGGAAATACAGGCCGTTGAGGCATTGCTGGAAAAAACCGGCCAAGCCAAATTCGCCCCGGAAGATGCCGGTCAGGTATCCGGCGGGGATGATATCGCCGCGCTGGAAGCCGAAGCGCAAACCCTGATGTCGGTTTGGGATTACTACCAAAACAACAAAGCCCAAGAACGTGTCAGGGCGATCATGGAGCGCGTCACTAAGGCGAAGAAGCGGAAATGATTCGCGCGCGGGATGAGGGGTACGAAACCGGCATCCTCGAACTTGTAGACAAGGCGGGGTGTTGTGTCCTTCGGGATAAGGAGGGGAATGCCAGACCCTTCCTGCCGAAGGAAATCCGTGGGTACGACGGCCGGGACCGGAGCGAACTCTACAAGCTCGGGTTCATTCCCGGTGCCTTGGTTCGGTTCGATCCTACCGGAAAGGGGGCTGAAAACGTGGTTGTTTTAACTCCATGTCCCTCTCCCGAACAGATCGCGGAACACGCGCCCAAGCCGAAAAGGTTCATTATCTAACCCCGTCCTGTGCTTTTTCGGGCCGTGTGTGGCAAAAAAAAAAAATGGCAGTCACAACCGAACAAACCCCATCCGAGTTTATATCCGATCCGTGGGTGTCCTTGGCGATCAAGGAAATCCAAGAGCAGTATGGCGATGTCGTCGCCGTAAAGTCCAAGACGCTGCGAAAATTTGGCCGAACCGCTAATGCAACAAGCGGAATCGTTACCGTTATGACTCTGCCCTCATCGGAGTTGAACGAAACCTTCCTTACGTCCAATAAGATTGATTATATTGTTTCGTCCAGCACCGGGGACGTTGGGACATTAAGCGTTGAGGGCCACTATTACGACGACGACAACAACCTAATTTTTAGGACACAAGACGTTACCTTGAACGGCCAAACTCCAGCCGCCCTTACAACCTCCCTTAGCCGTTGCTCGCGGATATATGTTGCGAATGGGACGTTTCAATCTCCCGCGTCCAATCTTGTGGGAAATATTTACGCCTATGCCTCAACCAGCGTAACGGTCACGGCTGGCGTCCCGCAAACGGCATCGGCCGTAAAGTGTATGGTTGCCGCTGGGCAAAATCAGTCTGAAAAGTGCGCCACTTCGTTTAGCTATCAAGATTACTGCATTATCACCAAGGTATACGCCGCAATTTCAAAAGGAAATACCAGCGTCAACGTAGACATAGACATGGAATATAGGGCGCAGGGCGGTGTGTGGCGCCCGCTTGGGTTTGAAATGTCCCTTAGAACCGCGGCCCAAAGCACGTATACCCAGGAGCTTGCTCCATACGCCATTGTTCCGCCCAATTCCGACCTTCGCATGGTTGCCACCGCCAGCGCCGACAACACCACGGTTTCCGGCCATTGGCAAAGCTTTCTGGCGATCAAGCAATCCTAACCACCCCCGTCCTGTGCGGTGTTTCGGACACCGTGATTTTATGCTCGCGAGATTCGACGCGAAGGCCCCGACCATGTGCGGCTCGGCCCCGTAAGGGATACCCGATCCAAGCTGAAGGAGGGACACCCGGAAGCATCGACGGAAACTTTAACCGTTGGAGTGAAAGGGAAACCCATGGCCAACGATATTGATGATGCCTTTGCGGTCCAGTACGAAGCTGAAGCCAAGTTGGCTTATCAGCGTATGGGGCCGAAATTCATGGGCACGTACCGAACGGCTAATGCCGAAGGTTCTGCCTCCGTCGTATTCCAGAACATCGGCAAGGGCGCTGCGACCACGAAGGGCCGCAACTCCGACGTGACGCCGATGAACCCGGAACACAGCACCGTCACCGCCACGCTCGCGGATTACTACGCTCCGCAGTACATCGACAAGCTGGATATGCTGAAAATCCGGCACGACGAACGCGGCGCGATGCAGCGCACGGCCGTTGCCGCCCTGGGTCGCCAGGACGACGCGAAACTGATCACGACCTGTCTGGAAGCCACCACGAACACTTCCACGGCGCAGAACCTTTCGGCGATTTCCTCGACGAACGGCACCGTGACGGCGATCTTCTCCGACCACATCGGAAATATCGGCGCCCGCGATGTCGCGCTGGATGACGGCATGTTGTTTAGTGCCGTGTCGATCCAGGTGTGGGAAAAGATGCTGACCGTCGATCAGTTTGCCCGAGCGGAATACGTCGGCGCCACGCCGCTGGCCGGAAACCCGTGGGGCGGTCGCAAGTGGATGGGTTCGATGTGGAACTACCACACCGGCCTGACCATTTCGGGCACCTCCCGGTACATCGTGTCGTGGCACAAAGACGCCATCGGCAAGGGTATCGGTCAGGATATCGGCGTTGAAATCAACTATGTGCCCTCCAAGGCGTCGTGGTTGGTGAACGCCATGTCCAGCTTCGGGTACGTCACCATCGACGGCGACGGCCAGCAGCGCCTTCTCATCAACGAAGGCTCGTAAGGAGTAGGTATCATGGCAGTCACAGCAACCAAACTCCACTGCACGAACGTCACCGGCCTTTACAAGGACTTCGTGTACGATTCGACCGGCGAGGCGATGTCCACCATCGTCGCGGCCGACTACTTCACCGTGGCTTCCCTCACGGGCAACATGCTGAAGTCGGGAGACCGCGTTAAAATCCTCGCGTCCGATGGCAATGGCGTGTTCAAG